TGCGAACGCGTTATCAATGTGCGCGATCCGTTGCCGTATGGCTCACGCGATATGTTTTGGGCCAGCCCCACCGACGATGACGGCGGACACGAACCTTCCAACTTGCGCGCGCAGATCGACGCCGCTAGTGCAGGAGAGAAGAAATGACCATTGATCCGTTTATCGTGGGCGAATTGAAAGCCGATGGCGGCAAGGGTGAGGCGGTGAAGCCTTACGAGCGGCACGACCCCGACAACGCGACTGCGCCGTTTCTGTCGTTCATCCCTGACGCAAAGCGCGATGAACTGATCGGCGCGCTGCTCGAGTCGCTCGAGCGGAGTGACCAACGCGAAACAGACTTCTACATGGTCCGTTCGTTCATCGGCGGTCTCGGGTTGCTCGCCGCGCAGTTCGCCCCGCAAGCCGAGTGCGCACCGCAACAGACAGACGCCGAAGCACTCTACGAAGCATGGCAAAACACGATCAAGCATATGGACGCGCAAGCCGAGTGCGCACCGCTACAGACAGACGCCGAAGCACTCTACGAACTACCGGAACGAGTAATCGACCAGCTTTATCAATCGGCCGGTGTCAGCACGTTTCACCCCGATGGCGACCAGCGAGAAAAACTGTATGCGTTTGCCAACGCCGTAGCCGCTGAAACTGTGGCACGTATCGCCGCCCCTACGCCTGAGCGTGCGGACGCCGACACAGCGGGGGCGAAGCCGACTTGTCCTCACTGCGGGCTGACCGACATTGAGTTTTCGCGCGTGTGCCACAACTCGGCGTGCTCGGGCTATGCGAAGGAGGAATCTTTCTATCGGGGCTGGGAGAACACCGTCGCTCCCGCGAGTCAGGAGCGTGCGGACGCCGGGAAGGATGCGGCGCGGTATCGGTGGCTGCGCGAGCAGGACGACAGTGGCCCGCTCTTTGTCATGTACGGCTCTAATGGAACGTGGGGCGAATGCGGGCATTCGGACATCTACGGCGAATTGCTCGACGAGTCGATCGACGAAGAGATAGCGAAGGAGGCAAAGAAATGAACGACCAAGAATTGCGCGCCATCTACGACATTGTGTATGCGCACGAATGCACGTTCAAAGCGTTCGCCACAGACATTCGCGCCCTGCTAGCCGATGGCGGCAAGGGTGAGGCGGTGGCGTATGTGTTTCCGGTCACTGGATCAGGCGCAACCGATCTGCAAGGAAACCCCGGCGTGACTATCGACGCCCCGCAAGCCGAGCGCGCACCGCGTGAGGCGCAGCCGATCTATCAGGTGCGCCCGCGAAACGGCGAGGAATGGACTGATGTAGGCGAAGCTGAATACAAAATTTGTGGAGGTGCAGGTTATGTGCAGCGCGTCGTCTACGCAGCCCCTACGCCTGAGCGTGCGGACGCCGCGCCCAAGCTGAGCGCCAAGCAAGACTTTGAATCAGTATGGGAAAAGGCGCGTGCGATGGACGAGACAACTAAGACGATGGCTCGTTTTATATGGGATTCAGCCCAGTCTGCTGAGCGTGCGGACGCCGAAAAGGATGCGGCGCTGACGGATGAGCGAGCAAAGGAAATCGCGCAACAGGTTCACGCAGAATGCTCGCGGATTCCGGGTGCGACGTTCTACAACGCAGCGATGAGCGCCATCGAGCAGGCAGTGAAGGAGCGCAAGTAATGCCGAGCAGCAAAAAGCCCCGCAAGCCGCGCAAGTTACGCGAGGTCAAGAACCACATCATGTATCTGCAGAACGCCGACGAGCCGATGCAGGGAGAGGAAAGGCTCGAAGTGCTGACGTCGGTTCACATGGCCGCCCTGTCCTTCTCGCGCGGCACGGCGACGAAAGCCGAATGGGACACGATCGTAATCGGTATGAACATTGCCATTGTTCTGAGCGAAAGCGCCGGCAATCGCGAGATCGGCCTGCGCGCGCTGTACGACGCGCAGAACGCCATGATCGAGGTCGCCGAGCGGTTCCATGTGCGAGATAGCTTTGTGCTGACTGGCGACGAGCTGCGGGCGATGAATGGCGGGATTCACGTATTCGAGCAGCTTGTCGACACGGTTAGCCGTCGGCAATATACGCGGGCGTGCGCCGAGTACACAAAGCGGCTGAGCGCGGGGAAGGCTGTCCAGATCCGTAAAGGGAAGGCGACGGAGCGGTTCGAACTGAAGCAGGCTGCGTAAGCAAGGAAGGAACCAAGGAAGGTTGAAACCTTGGTTCTCGCCAAGCTTCCTTGATTGGTTTATTCTTTCCAAGATAACAAGGAAGGAAGGAACCAATGAGAACGCTTGTGTTTTCCTGCCTGAAGGGCGGGAGCGGAAAGACGACGCACAGCGCGCACGTCGCTGTGGCGCTGGAGTTGATGGGGAAGGGGCCAGTTGTCACGATGGATCTCGACCCGCAGGGATCGTTCTCAGCCTGGTGGAATGACCGGCCGGCCGCGACGCCAGCTTTCGCCAGGGTGGAGGATGCGAAGCACCTGCCGGCGAAGCATGCCGAGCTGGCGAAGGCTGGCTTTGAGTGGTGCATCATCGACACGCCACCGCAAGACCATGAGATCAACCGCACGGCGATCCGGCTGGCCGACCTCGTTATCATCCCGGCCAAGCATTCGCCGCACGACATCCGGGCCGCCGAAAGCACCGTCGACCTGTGCGAGCAGGAGGGGAAGAAGTTCTATTTTCTGCTCAACGAGACGAACGGGAAAGCCGTCACGCTGTCGGCCACGCGGAAGCTGGCATCGATGGGGCCGGTTATCCCGCACGCTGTACCGAAGCTGAACGGCTATTGGGAGTCGATGATACCGGGCCTGACGTTTCAGGAAGTCAGCCAAGGGACCGGCGCCATCATCATAGACAACGTGACGAGCTTCCTTGTTGGCCTGTTCGACAAACCAGCGAAGAAGGAGAAAGCCCATGTCTAAGGCGACGCTCGATATGGTTGTGACGAAGAAAGGGGCCGCGGCGCCGGCAACCTTGGAAGCAAGCAAGGAAGAAACCAAGGAACCAAGGAAGGAAGCAACCAAGCAAGAACCTGAGAGAGAGGCGAGAAAACGCCCTTGGGACGGCCAAGACGATGTGGTCAAGGCCAATTATGAAGTGCCGCGCCGGATTCAGACGAAACTCCACACCCTCAAGACATGGGGGAGAATCGAAAACCTAAAGGGGTTCGTGTCTGAGGCGCTTGAGAAAGCGCTTGATCGAGAGATCGCCGCGGCCGAGCGGGAAGGGTACTGATGAACGATCAGCCGGAGTTGTGGGAAGAATTGAAGGTCGAGAATCACTGGTTCCACGTCGTGCGCGCGATGATCCAGCGCGACAAGATCGCCGAAATGGGCGTATATGCGTGGGCGGTGTACTGCGTGCTCAAAAGTTATGCCGCGCTCGATACGGGAAAATCCTATCCTGGGCGCGATGCGATAGCCAAGCACGTCGGAATCTCGCTGGATACGGTCGACAGGGCGCTGACAAAGCTGGACGAGATGGGAATCGTTGCACGAAGGAAACTCGGGCGAAGCAATTCGTATGAACTGACGGAGCAAATACCGATGACCACGGCAAATGGCGAGATCGCAATGCACGGCGAGGCGAAGTACATCCCGATGCAGTTTCAACAGGTTTTAGACCAGCTGAAGGCGTTCGCGGCGAGCGGGAGTATGCAGGGAGGTCTAGAGGTCAAGATCGTCTTAAACGCCAATTTCCTGACTGGCTCACATGCGACCGTGAACAACTACAATGCGCCGGCCGTCGTCGGAGTCGAAGTTACCCCCAAGAAGTCGGACTGAGTTATCCCATCTAAAGACTTTAAGATATATAGAATCTATATAGTGCCGCTGGCCAGCGGCGTATTCGCCTCGATAAGCCGCTCACCAGCGGCGCATCAGAAAACGATAGGCCGCTCGTCAGCGGCTAATCGAATGTTGTCCACAGCCAGTTATCCACAGAAACGGTGCGTAACCCTGTGTGCAATTTCAGAACGATAACTTCTAATTCGCAAACATGAAATCTTGGACCTACGCCGAATTGACCGAAAAGACCGAGCGCGAGATTCGGGGCGCCCTCAACGGTCCCGACAAGGAACTGGGGCGCACGTGGGCATGGGGCGCTTACATGCTGTGGCACAGCTTGACCTCTTTCGAGCCAGGATGGACCCAAGAGGATGACAATCGCCTAGCGAACACGATCCGGGAATTTCGATAAACTCTATTATGTCAAACGCCAAAAATAATCAGACATTTGCCACCGCGCCGGTTCTGCTGGCCCTGCTTGGCCTTGCGTTCAGCTTCTGGCTCGCCTACTACATCGGAGGCGGCTGAATCACTGAACGCGCAGCGCATCGATCTTGCATGCGGCTGTTGCCGTGCTGGTCGTGAAAATGGCATTGGCTACGCAGTACGCAGTGCCGGACGTGGAGATATTCACGTACACGATCGGCGTTGAGAAGCCACTTCCTTGACCGGCCGCCGTGTTGTTGTTGCTCAACTGGAAATACTGGTTAGCGGCGAGCGTGGCCGATGTCGTTGAGATGCCGCCGTATTGGGTTTGCATAACCGTGCTGCCGGCCGGCGTGAAAATGACCTGCGCCCACACCAGCCAGATCCCCGCGGTCAACGGAATGCTTGTTGCATTCACCGCCGTTCCGCTGGTGAGGGATACGCCGGATGCGTTAGCCGTCAGATGCTCGCCGACCTTGCCAGCCGCCGTCGTGGCGCCGTTGGTAACGCCTGCGATAACCGGAGTAGTGAGCGCGGGGCCGATATTGAACACTGCTACGCCGGTTCCTGTTTCATCGGACAGCACGCCGGCGAGCTGAGTGCTTGTCGTCGACGCGAACTGCGATAGGTTGCCGGTAGTGGCTGCGGGTGCTGCGAGATTCGCGCTATCCCAAGGTGTCGCACCGTTGAAAGTCGGGCGAACGGAGAACGTCTGCGCGGACGACCAGGTATTCGTGCCGTTCAGCAGCGGAACCGTTGCGCCGCTCGTCCCGGTGCTGGCTGTAGCCGCGGTCCCGAGTCCGAGATTGGTCCGTGCGGTTGAGGCGCTGACCAGATCGGACAGGTTGTTTGCCTTGGCTAAACCGCCGAGGCCGGACAGCGTAACAGTCGACCAAGCCGGCGCAGTCGTCGGGCCCGTCGAGGCGATCACCTGCCCCGAGGTCGAGCCGGCAGGACTGAGCAATTGGATAGGCGTCGTCGTGGCGCCGAATGCCAGTGCCGAGAAAAGCGCGAGCCCGCATACGAAGATTCGTTTCATTATTGGCTTCCTGATTGTGCAAGCAATTCAGTTTTTCGATCGCTTCCTGCGCTGCTGCCGAAGTAATAAGCAATGACTCCCGTCCATGCCGTTCCAAGCGACCCAAGCATCAGCATTAGAGCGTCGTGAGCGGCAGCCGGAAGCGGGTAGAACATCATCACGGCGAGGACACCGAAGAACCCGAGCGTGACGAATAAGGCCAAGAAAGGCGCCGTCATGCTCTTGGTGCTTATCTGCATTTGCCGCGCGCTTACCCGATCCTGAACGGATAAGCTAGCGAGCGTTTCGGAATTCTTGAATCCAGCCTCGGCCATTCGCGCGGCATAGTCCTGATCGGCTTTGCGCATCGCGGCAAGTTGCTCTGGTGTCGCGCCGCTGATCGCCGCGGCAACTGCGTTTTGGCGATCGTCCATTGACGTGTTAGGCGGCGTTGTGATGCCGAATACAGATTCAAGCGCCGTTACTGCGCCGCCCGCGAGCGGACCGCCAACTACTGAGGCGATCGTCGGCGCTAGTTTCGCCACCACGCCGAGCGCGTCTGACCATCCACTCATTTCAAGCCCCCGTGCGCATCATGTTTGCCAGGCGAAGCGCCCTGCCCGGTTTGTCGGGCGTGCCTATTCCGACGTCTTCGCGCGCCCACTTTGAATCAAGCATCTCGTCGGCGGCGATAGAGAACTTTCCTTGCCGCATTGCGATCAGCGCCTTCTTGAAGCCAAGCAAGCGGCCGATTCCCATGTTGAAGCACATGTTAGTGAGCACGCGCAGGCGTACATCGCTAAGATCCGTCCACCACGGCAAGTTGCGGTCGAGATCGTGAAAGACGTCTTCAAGATCGTCGTCGAGCAGGGAATTGACCTGAACATCATTGAGCGGGCAAGACCAGCCAGCCGGCATCGGCTTCGCTTGCAGGTTATGGCCGACGCCGACCGTATCGATACCCTTCGTGTCTTTGTAGACGGAGTATCGAACGCCCTCGTCGCGGCGCAGCTCGGCAATCAGCTTCTGAAGGTTTTCGTTGTTCATTTGCGAAACAACTTGTCGTAAATCAGAAAGACCGTTTGCAGGATGGTGTATAGGATCGTGATAACGACTAACCAGTCCTGCAGCCCATAACCAAGCAGCGTCGCGACAGTCGCCGATAACGGCGGTGCAGCCTTGGCTGCGCTTGCTGCCAAATCGTTCATTTCAATTCCCCGAGTGGTCTGTGTGTTTTATGTTTAGAAGGTCCGCGTAAAGCTTCCTGCTACTTCGATTACTGCGTTGGTGCCACCGGGATAGGCGTTCGCCACCGTGCGAACAGTGGCTACATTCCCGACGATGCTTACGACCAAGCCCGATCCCGTCAGCACGTTTTCGCGGCCATACCCCATACCGAAGGCGGCAGAGAACGGCAGCGTGAACGTGAACGTCTGTCCAGCCGTGCCGTTATTCGTGATCTGGAATTCAGCGTAAAACTCGACTTCCGAGTTCTTTTCCCGGTAGTACGCTGCGAGGGTCGAAACAGCGGTGAGCGTGCCAGTGCCGGCGCCCACAGTCGGAGTCCACGATAGATATCCAACGATCGGGTCTTGGCAGTAAGCCTCCGCGCTGTGGCCGGTCTTCTGAACGCGAACGGACGACTGGCCTTCGATCTTGTTCTGGAAGAACACGTTGTTCTGCGGGAATCCGCCTGCGCCGATCTGCGTCTCAAAGATGCCGTAGTTCAGTTTGCCGCCGCCAGTGTCTTCGACCGTGTTGTTTCGGACGATGTTGCCGGAGCACGTCGCGCCGTACAGGATCACGCCAGCGCCGCCGCCATTGACTGGCCCGAGCCCAAGCTGATTGCTGTCGATAATGATGTTGTCGGATGCCTCGCACTGGATGACAGACCAGCCCGACGTAGCATCAGCCGCGAAGGCGATGCCCGACTTCCCGCAACCGACGATTCGGTTCCCACGGTAGCGGATGCGGAAAATGCCGCCGCTGCCGTTGGCGCCGAGCGACATGCCGAAATCCTGCGACACGCCCGCGTCCCAGGTGAGCACGTTTCCGTACACGTCGCCATCTGACGCGCCATCGCCGCCGTAGGTGATACCCTCCTTCACGCTGTTGTGAACGCGATTGGAATACATCTGACCGTGAGTGACGAACTGCATCGTGATACCAAAGCCGCCAGCGTTCACAGATACGCAGTCGTGCATCTGGTGACGCGTGCCGAACTGCATGACGATCGCCGTGCTGCCCGTTGTTTCAACGTGGCAATTGCGGATGGTGTTCGTGCTGCCGCTCGATCCGTCAAAAAGAATCCCGACGTTCACAGCCTTCATGACCGTCACGCGCGCCGCGGTCGAGTGTGTCCAATTCGACGTGTAGATGCCGATGGAGCCGCCTTCCGGCATGTAGATGTCGTGAACGTAGTTGCGATCGCCCGGATTGCCGAAAATAGGAATCACGCCGGGGAAAGTCGCAACCAGCGCGATCATCTGGAGGCCGCCGATTTCAATGTTCGAACCGGACGTAACCCACCACGAAGAACCGGAGAAGCCGGGGATCGGCTTGACGATTGACGACACGCCCTCACCCAAGACAGCAGTATTCGACGGGATCGTGATCTGACCCATGACATACGTACCGGCCGGCACAATGACCTGACGCCCTTTGTTCACGGCAGCCTGGAATGCCGCCGTGCTGTCGATAACACCAAGGGGATCGGCGCCGAAATCAAGCACATTGACCGTGCTGATGCGGTTCGAAAGCTTGGAGCCGTCCGCGACCTTCGCATCCGTCACCGTGCCGTCAGAAGGCGCGCCAGTGACGCGCGTTGCGCCACCGCGGATATAGACGCTTTGCACTCCTACGGGAATGGGCGAAATGAACGCGAGCGACTGGCCGACGAGCGTGTATTGTTCCGGTCCTTGAAACGCGGAATCGAAGAACACTTCGATGTTCGATTTCGACAGGTACGAATTGGCGAGCGTCAGCGAGAGCGTAACACCCGGCGTAAAGCCTGCACCCGACACGAACGTCTCGACGGTTGCACTTGCCGCAAGCGCAGCAATGTCCGCCTGCGTCAGATAACGCCCATCGAGCACCGAGATAGGCAGCGCACGCGTCACGCCGTTCGCGTTGCTCCACATCGGCAACTTGTCATCGGAACTTACCGACGATGTAACGCAAAGATCCCCGATTGTGGACATTTTTAGCTCGTAGTGTGTTCAGCGATGGCGCCGTATTTGCCGGCGATCACATCGGTATAAATGACGACGCCGTATGGCATAACGTCGGTCGGCGTTGCCGTGAACTTCAGCGGCGACGCACCCAATGACGGAAAAACGATGTCGACAGCAATCGCCGTATGCGCAGCATCCACCCATCGAGGATTTGAGACGGACGTGTATTCCATCACGCGACCCTCACGTATTGCCAAACGTTGTTGAAGTTGGAGCCCGTCTGCGCCCACGTTCCAGGCAGCGTCGGCGGATTCACACCTGACGACGAGCCGACAGCGACAGAGCCGACGCCATTCGCCTGCTGATTCGACAGCAACGTCGCCTGCGTAACAGCCTGAGAGCCGTTGACAATAAGCGGCGCATTGGGAAGGTTGTACGTGTTCGGGCCGGCGCTATAAGAAAGGTCGCGATCACCAGCAGCGTTCAGGAAAACCGTGCCACCTTGCGCGTGCAGGTTCCCAGATGAATTGATGTCAGCCGCGGCCGTGATGCCCGAGGGAGTCGTGATCGAGCCGTTCGCACTGAAGACAATCCGGCTGAGTTCCGTTAAGCCATCTGCGGAAAGGTTGCGGAAGACATAGCCGCCAGCGCCGGAGCCGCGGTTATTGGCAAAGTACGTCGATCCGTCCGACCCATCATTCCACGTAACAAAAACACCCTGCGCGTTAAAGCCGGGGTTATTGCTGTTGATATGAATCCATGACGCCTTCAGGAAGTCACGATCGAGGTAATACCGCGAACCGTCGCTCCCGACGATGACGCTAGGGATGCTTTCGGGCGACGTAGTATCGGTCGGCTGGTAGACATACATGCCGAACCCAGACACCCACACCTGGTTACTAGACGAGCCGCTGCGAGCACGAAGCGCTGCGAGATCCGCTGCGCTCTGAACGCTGGAATTGCCGAGCGAAATAAGCGCCGGGTCAACTTCATTGAGGGAGGCATAGACGAGCCGCCCCGCTCCATCCAAAACAGTGATGGAGTAAGGAATCGGGCAAAACATGTGAACCTGCGCGCCGGCCGATACGGCGTGACCGTGTACCGTGCGGATAGGCTGTGCCAACGCGACAATCTCGTCTGCGTCGGAATACACCGTGACCGGGTAAGCAACTGGATCTAGACCGGGCTTGCCGATATAGATAGAACCGGATTCGAGCGGTTGCCCGTAGAGATCCGTAAAAAAAGGAAGCGCACGCGCCTCGCTAGTGGTTGCCATAGCAATCCCCCAAAGGTAAGCGAAGCGCCCCGAAGGGCGCCCGAGACACGTTGCTTACGTCTGGTTGAAGAGCATGATGCCGGCCATTTCAGGGTTCGTGACGCTGACCCCGTAGAACGCATCGACACGATACAGCGACTTGTACGTTTCGATGTGCGCCTGCTTGGTCATCACGATCTCGATGCCCTGGTCGGTCGTGCCGCGCATCACTGCGAGACCTTGATCCGACGGAACCGCGAGGCGACCCGGCAGGATTTCGACCGCTTCCTTCTTCCAGAAGCAGTTCACGCCCGAAGTGACCGTGTTGAGCCAGGTGATCGCTGCGCCCGCTGCCGGGGTTGCCGTCACGTTCTTGTACGCGAGTTCCGCGTCCGTCGCGCCCTGGCCCGAGATGATCGCCGGGGTGATCTGAACCGTACCCGTACCGCCTGCACCCGAAACGATGCCGACCACGCGGAAGGTCTTGAGCTGGCCGGTGTCAATCTTCGTGATCGGATGCACGTTGTTCACGCCTGCGATCGTGAATGCATCGCCGACCTTGACCGTGCCCGACGTGACAGTGATTGCCAGCGCCTGGATGCGGTTGTCGACGTTCGACTGCAGCGGGCCGCTCGGCGATGCTGCCAGAGCCTTCGGAACCGTGTACTGGTTCGCACCGTTCACCGTGACCGTCACGCCAGCAGCAGCAGCAAGGCGCGCGAGGTAGTCAGCCTTGAGCACGCGCTCGAAGCCTGCCACTTGGCGGCCGACCGTTGCCATTTCGTAGGCGGTTGCAGCCTTCTGGCCTTCGACCAGATATGCGCGGCTGGCGAGGTTGCCGGCCATTGCGTTGTAATCGCGTGAACCGAAGACCGAGTAACGGCCGTCGTAGTCGATGCCCGACTCATTCATCAGCGAATCAGCTTGCGCCAGATCGTCGAAGCCGGTTGCAGCAACCGTGCGCTTCACGACGAGCGAGCCGAGCGTCG